TCAGATACGCTCCTCGGGGAATGTGAACCGCGCCACGATGCGGCGGCGCCAGGGCATGCTCAGCGGGCTTTCGACCACCGCGTGGCCCGAATAGGCATGAATGAACGATGCATCGGCGCCTATACGCCCCGCGATGCCCAGATGCTTGGCCACCGAGCCGTCGCGCATGCGAAACAGCAACACATCGCCAGGCGCCTCATCAGTCTGGACCTTTGCCACCAAATGGCGCCGGGCGGCCTGCCACAGTGCCTCGATGCGGGCCGGCTCTGACCAGTCCATCGAATAGGCGGGCGGCACTTCCGGCTCCGCGCCCAGCACCTCCCGCCAGACACCGCGCAAAAGGCCCAGACAATCGGTCCCGGCCCCCTTGCACGATGCCTGATGCAGGTACGGAGTGCCGATCCAGCCGCGTGCAGCGCCGACGATGCGCTGTGATTGAACGTCACTCATCTGCGGCTCCCTCCATTCAGGCTGCCGGCCTTGGACGGGTCCGAGATGGACCAGTCATCGCCCGGAATGTCCGGAAATCCTTGAAAATTGACAAAGTTCTGAAACTTCAGCCGACAGGTTGCGGCCCGCTTGTCACACCCGGCCTCCAGCCTCAGCCGATCGCCGGCGCTTACATCCGCGCGCAGCGGATGCCATAGCTCGATCACCCGCTGCCCGCCGGCCAGCCCATCGCGCTTGATGACACCGCTCAGCCCCTTTGCCGCGCCGTCCAGCACGATCAGCCGCCCGTGCTGAAACCAGCCGGTATCGAAACCGCCAAACGGCACGAAGTGAAAAATCCTGCGTTCGTTGATCTGAGCGGCGGGAACTTCCTTTACATAACCGGACGTTTGCATGTCAAACCGGCAGCCGCCATCCCCCAGCACAGCCGAGCATGGCTTTTGATAGACCCGCCCCAGCGGCCTGTTCAGCGCCTCGGTCAGCCCGCGCAATTCCGCCTCGAACGCCCCGCCCGACCGGCGCAATTCGCCGATCGTGCCGCGAAATTGCAAATGCCGTTGCGCGGCGTCCTGCCAGTTGACCAGCCACGCGCGGATTTCGGCGCCGTCATAGCGGCCCGCCTCGATGTCCTCCTCGCGGATCGACGCATCGCTCAGCGCGCCCAGCGCCTCGGTATTGTCCACCGACAGGCCGGTTGTCTGCTGGATTGCCAGCGCGCTTAGCCCGGTATCGGCGCGAAAGGTGATGCCGTCGAAAAACAATGGCCCGTCATGGTCGGTAAACCCCAGAACCGTGCCGTCCTTGCGTGTCAGCGCCCAGGCGCGGCAGGTTGTGGTAACTCCGGTCTGCAAATGCGCGTGCAGCGCCGCGTTCAGCCCGCTCATACCCGGATCTCCACAACCGGCACATTCGGCACGTCCCCGGCCTGAAAGCTGGCAACGCTGACCATGATGCGGTCGGTGTCAAAGCGGACCGGCACATCGAACTCAAAACCGGCAGTGATCCGTTCCCCCGCATTGGGCGGGTGATTGAACGTGACGATCCCCGTCGATGTGTCCACCTCGTAATGCACGCCCTCTTTCTGTTCGTCGCCGCCAATCCCGATCCGCACGGTGCCGCGCACGGGTTTGGAGATGGGGCGCGCGTACTCATGCTGCCCCGACCGATAGGTTTTCATCAGCTGAAATCCGGGCGTCACATCGTCGCCAAAGGCGATGATCTGGTCTTCGTAGGCCACATCCAGCAGCGCGCCGCCGGATTTGTAATCGGCCCAGTCCTTCCAGCGAAAGCCGTGGATTTGCCCGCGCCGCGCCTCGAAAAACGCGATCAGCGCCTCAATATCGTCCAGGCCCCGCATCGCCACGCCCGCATCATACCGCCTGCGCGAATGCTGCCAGGGCGTGTTGCGCTCCTCGAACCCGTTGGCCAGCGTCACCACGTCGGTCAGCCGCTCCGGCCCCCCGACCGAGCCGAAGCTCAGGTTCGCCGGAAATCTCACTTCGTGAAAACCCATCGTTTTTCTCCCTTACCGATTGCGCTGACCGCGCCCGATGGCCCGGCTCATCTGCGCCGCGATCTGGCCCTGACTGCGCCGGAACCCTTCGGCATCGGGCGTGGAAATGTTCATCACCACGCTCACATTTCCGCCGCCACCGCCGCGCACGCCCAGCTTGCCGTCCGCGCCCCGCGCCAGCGGCATGATCGCCTCCGGCCCCGCCTCGCCCATCAGGCCGGTGCCGCCCCGCATCGGAAAGGTCACAGGCCCGCTGACGATGCCGCCACTGGCAAAGGGCTGCACCCGTCCTTGCGAGAAACTGGCGCCGTTGGCGAACGGCATCAGCCCGCCCACGAGGCTGCCAACCCCGCTGGCCAGCAGCCCGCCAACATGATCCGTCACCGGTTTCACAGCCGCGTTGAACGCCGTGTTGATCATCGAATTGGCGAGGCTGCGCAGCGAGGTGGACAGGCTGTCGCCATCCACCACCGCGCCCTGAATCGCGCGCCGCAATCCCCGGCTCATTCCGCGGTCCAGCGTCGCCACGTCATAGCCGGTCCGCTCAAATGTGCCGCGTACGCGCCCCAACTCTGCATTGAACGCCGCCGCCATATCCGTGGCCGCGCCCAACGATCCGTCCAGCGCCTCCAGTTGCGCGTCCAGCGCGCCAAGGTCTTCACTGTCACTCATCATTCTCTCCTCGCGTATCGGGATAGGCCTGCATCAAGGCATCCAGCCGGCCGCGCACCAGCGGTGCCGCGCCCTGCGCCTCGCCCAGCATCAGCCGCAGCTCGGCCGGGGTCAGCGCCCAGAATTCGGCGGGCTTCAGGCCCAGACCGCGCAGGCCCGCCTGCATCAACCCCGGCCAATCGAAACCACTCATTGCGCCTCCGGCAGCATGAAGGCCCGCGCCAGCAGCTCTGCCGCCGCGCGGGCCGCCGCCAGCGGCCCGCCTTCGATCTCGGCGGCGATCAGATCGCCGGCGGACCCCTGCCAGCCGCCGCCGCGCAGCCCCGCGACGATCAGCGCCAGTACATCGCGCGTCGAAAACCCGCCCGCCTCGAACCGCTCGACCAGATCGACCAGCGATCCTGCCGACAGCCCTGCCTCCAGCTCGGCCAAAGCGCCCAAAGTCAGCTTCAGCACGCGCCGCTCGCCGTCGATGACCACCGCCACCTCACCTGCCCATGGGTTTGCCATCTCAGATCGCCGTGAAAATCATGCGGCCCGCCGACGCCAGCGACAGCTCGTAAGTCGCTTCACCGTCATGCGTGCCGGCATACTCAATCGACGTCACTTGAAACGGCCCCTCGATGATCCCGAAATCAGGGATCACCACCTGAAAGGCGGGCGTTTCACCATCAAAGAAGATTTGCCGCGTCCGTTCATCCGAATCCGCATCGCGGAAAATGCCCGAACCACTGATCGCCGCCGATTTGACGCCGGCGCCGCCCAGCAATTCGCGCCAGCCGCCCGCGCTCTCCAGGCTGGTCACATCCACGCTTTCGGCGTTGAAGCTGATGCGCGTCGCGCGCAGCCCCGCCACCGACTCAAAGTTACCGTCGCCCGTCAGATCGACCTTGATCAACAGGTCCTTGCCGTTTTGAACTGCCATGTCTTGTCTCCGCTAATATTGATTAAACCGCGTCCTGAACCCGCGCCCGAAACGTCAGATCGATCCGCCGCAGCTGATCATCCCGCCGCGCCCGCGCCCGATAGAAATTCAGCGCCGCCAGATGCCCCCGGTCGAGGCTCAGCTCCGCATCCGTCAGCGCATCGCCCACCGCCGCCGCCGCCTGCTTGGCCGCTGCAAAACCAGCCGCATCGCTGACCACTGACACCGTGAACCGATGCCAAGCGCCACCAGACGTGCCGTCCGACCGATCACGCACATCCTCCGGCCCCAATGTCACGTAAAGCGAGGGCAAGGCGCCCGCCGGCGGCGCATCGTAAATCGCCCCGCCGACCAGCGCGGACAGCTCCGCATCGCCAATCAACTGCCCGTAAACCGCCGCCTGTAGCGCCGCCGATCCGCCATAGCTCATACCGCCACCTCCTCTTGCGCATTGCAGGTCAGGTAGCGGCCCAAAGGGTCGCGATCCGTCACCGCTTCAATCCTGAAAATCCGGCCGCCGCCGCGCAGCCGCTGCTCGGGCTTTGGGCGCGAGGGCGCACCCCAGGGCGCCGCGCGAACCGTGATTTTATACCCGGTGCTGGAAACCTGCGCCGCGCCCTCCGTCACCTCGCGCCCCGCGCGTGCGATGATTTCGGCCCAGACCTCGCCAATCGGCTGCCACGTCTCGGCAAAGCCGCCCGCACCATCGGCAACCCGCTCAGGCGCTTCCAGCACCAGATGCCGGTTGAGGTTGATATGCTTCATCACATCACCCCCCCGCCCAGCATCCGAACGGTGCGATACCGCTCGATCAGGCTGGTCACGCCAAAGGGCATGCAGCCACCGCCCAGCGCCGTATCGGCGCGATATTCGTAATAATGTGCCGCCAGCAGCAGTACCGCCTGGCCCAGATCGGCCGGCAGATCGCCCCAGGCCGCGCCCATGCCGGCGCGGAACCGCACCACCACAGCGCCGCCCGACGGCACCGGCGGCAGAACCGTGCCCACCGGCATCAAGCGCGGGCGATGCGTGTCCTTCTCCAGCCGGAAATGCGCGGGATCGGCGATCTCCTCGCTACCCGACATATGGCGCAGCACCACATCCTCGATCGCCTTGACCGGTGCCACCGGCAGCGCCTGACCATAGCCGGTACGCCACGCAACCAACTCCCACGAGAATATCCGCTCGATCAGCACCTTGCCGGTGCGCGCCTCGATCGACGCAATCGCCGCGCGTAGAAAACTGGTCAGCACCGCATCCTGCACATCATCGTCCGAAAACCCGGTGCCCAGCCGCAGATGCGCCTTGAACTGGGCCACCGGCAGGGCGGCCTCCGGCACGGCGGTTTCTTCAATCAACATCATGGAATAACTCCGATAGTTCCGGATCCCTCCGGTGGTTCAGGCGCGCGCCACCCACGTTGCTCGGACGGAGGGGAGCAGCTGGACAACGCATCAAGTGATTGGCGGCGCACGCCCCGGACGGGGGCAGATCCCCCGCCCGATCCGCGCCTCGCTTAGGAGACCGCGAATTTCAACAGCTTGATCGCCGCATAGTCGCTGACATCACCGCCGACGCGCTTGGTGGCGTAGAACAGGACGTGCGGCTTGGCGCTGAAGGGGTCGCGCAGAACGCGCAGGTCGGGACGCTCGGCAACGGTATAGCCCGCGCCGAAATCACCAAATGCAACCGACATCGCATTGCTGACCATATCCGGCATGTCCTCGGCGATCAGCACCGGATAGCCCAGCAGGCGCGCAGGCTCGCCCGCCGCCAGACCGTCCGACCACAGGAACCGGCCATCCGCATCCTTCATCTTGCGCAATGAACCCGCCGTTTTCGAGTTCATGACAAAGCTGGCATTGGCGCGATACTCAGCCCCCAGCGCATAAACCAGATCAATCACCGCATCTGCACCGTTGAAATCGCCATCGGCGCCGGTCGGCACATAGCCCAGATTGCCCCAGGTCCAGACGTCGTTATCGACCGTCGGCTTGGTCAGGAAACCGGTCGGCTTGTCCACACCGTTGCCGGCGACAAACGCAGCGGCCTCGGCACGTGCAAACTTGTCGGCGATACGGCCAGCCAGCCAGCCCTCGATGTCAAAAGCCGAATCGTCCAGCAAACGCTGCGATGCTTTGGGCAGCGCGCTCAGCTCGTGCAGCGGGATGGTGATACGGTCAATGCCGGGTGTCGCCGTCTCGCTCACGCCCGCCGTCTCGGTCGCCCAGCCATGGCCGACGTCGCCATGGTCGATCAGCACGTCAAAGCTGGTCGCCTCGACCGCCACGACATTGGCAATCGCCCGGATCGACGCCGTGCTGCTCAGCACCGACTTGATCGCGCCCGCCGTCTGCGGGTCCACCAGATAGCCGCCATCGCCGGCGATGGTCGTGCCCAGCGCCTTGCCTTCCAGCTCCAGACCGCGCAGCCCGTCATCGTCGCCCGAGCGCAGATAGGCGTTGAACGCCTTCTGATGCGGGGCAGGGCCGTCATTGCCGCCCGCCAGAACAGGACGTGCAGGCACAAAGGATTTACGCTCAATCATTGTCATCTTCTCTTCTTGCTGTTTCAGTCGTTCTTCGATCCGGGCCTGAAAGCCCTTCAATTCGCCCACAAAGCCCGCCACGGCAGACTTCACTTCGGCCACCGGCGCGCGCCCGTCAGGCACGCCTTCCCCGGCACCGGAATTTCCGGTTTCACTCATCACCTGCTCCTTGTTCTGGTGTTTGTTTGCCCGGCGTTATCCGCGCGCCAATTCGCGGCCCGCGGCACTGAACGTCGCCGCCAAATCACGCAGATCGCCGCCGCTCAGGCTATCGCCCTTGGCCGCCACCCGCGCACTGGGAAGCATGGGGAACGTCACCAGCGACACCTCCCACAGCTCCAGTTCCTGCAAAAGCCGTTGGCCCTTGTCATTCCTTGTCGCCCGCACCGTGCGATAGCCGATGCTCAGCCCGTCAATCGCGCCCGCGCCGATCAGCGCGGCCGCCTCGCGCCCGCGCCCCACCGCCTCCAGCAGACGCCCCTTGACGTATAGCCCGCGCTTGTCCTCGCGCACCTCGTCCCAGACGCCGATCGGCTGCGCCGGATCATGCTGCCACAGCATCTTGACTTGGCGGCTTTCGGCATTGAGCCGCGTCAGCGACTTCGCATAGGCACCTGCCACCACCACATCGCCGCCCTGATCGGTATCGCCGAAATAGCTGGCATAGCCTTCGATCCCGACCCCATCCTTGACGGTCAAATCCGCATCGAACCGCGCGAATTTCCGCTCCAGCCCCGTATCAAAATCCATAAACCTCATCCTTTCAAACCCTCACGGCAGCGCCACGATCAGCGGCTGCAACGCCTGCGCCACAATCGCGCCCGCTATCCCGTAAACCGCCAGCCACAGCCGCCGCTCCAGCCGTTCCATCGCCTCTTCCAGCTTCTTCTGCCGCTCCGCGACCGCCTGAAACTTCAACAGGGCAACCCGCTCGTTCGCCTCCAGCCGCAGCGCCGGCGCACAATCGAACGCCTCAAAGCCGTAGCGCTCTGACCGCCGCTCCTCATCCATCCGCGCACCCTGGCTCGGGCAGGGCAGGCAGCCCCAGCAGCGACCGCTTTTCACCGTCTGTCAGAAAATCAGCCCCAGCCACCCGCGCCCATTGCGCATCCCGCTCAACGGCCAACGCAGGAACCTGATCCAGATCCGGCTTCAGATCCAGACACTGCCCCTCAAACCCGCTCAACCAGTCCGACAGACTTGCCGCGACGCGGCTTGCCAGCGGCAGAACCGTCAGCCTGAAAAACGCCCGGTTCGCCTCCTGATAGTTGGAATAGGTCGCGTCCCCCGGCACCCCCAGCAGCATCGGCGGAACCCCAAACGCCAGCGCAATCTCGCGCGCCGCGCTCTCCTTGGTTTTCTGGAATTCCATGTCCGAGGGCGAGAAGCCCATAGGTTTCCAATCCAGCCCGCCCTCCAGCAGCATCGGCCGCCCGGCATTGCGCGCGCCCTGATGGTGGCTCTCCATTTCGTCCACCAGGCGCTGGTACTGATCGGTGCTCAGGCTGCCCTGACCCTCGGCACCGCGATAGACAATCGCTCCCGAGGGCCGCGCCGCGTTATCCAGCAGTGCCTTGGACCAGCGGGATGCCGAATTATGCACATCCACCGCCTGCGCCGCGGCCTGCATGGGCGACAGCCCATAATGATCGTCCTGCGGATGAAAGCTCTTGATATGGCAAACCGCCGGGTGACCCTGGCTGACATCAAACCGATGCTTGCGCCCGGCCACTGCATATTCATACGCCACCGGCCAGCCATCATTGCCCGGCACCACGCTCATCCGGTCCGAGCGCAGAACATGCAGTTCCACCGGCACGCCAGCCGCATCGCCCACCGCCTCGACATAGGCGTTCCCGGTCAGCAGCAACTGCCCATAGAGCGCCTCCAGCAGCTCGGCCCGCCCCTGCGCCGGGTTTGGGCGGCGCATCAGCGACAGCATCGGATGCTCGGCAAACCGCTGCTCGCTATTCTGCAGGACCAAGGGCAAGGACGCCCCCGCCTCCGCGATCATCTTGACGCAGCGAAACCCCACCGGATTGGCGGCAAAACCCTGCCGCGTCAGCGTCCCGCTGTCGCGCGCGCCCCAGACAGCGCGGTTCGCGCCGTGCCACGCCATGACCCGGCCCGCTGCGCTGGCCTTGACCTCGGGGGTCTCAGCACTTGCAGCGGTCTGCGCCGCGCCCTGCCGAAAGAAGTCCATGATCAT